CATTGACAGTGGAAGAGGTAAAAACTTTCCCTTGTGTAGCTGTTCCTCAGCAGGATATTATAAAAGAAGATGCCGAGTTTTATGGGGTTAGGTCGGAGTTCAGTCAAGAAGATGGTGAGACACTTGTAGCAACATACTTTCCCTATTATAATCAAGAGGGGAAGCTTACAGGTTATAAGCGGAGGGATTGGACAAAAGACAAAGAAGAGCATGGTCATTTTACCGTTGTTGGGGTAGTTAAAGTAAGCAGTCAATTGTTCGGGCAACATGTCTGTAAAACCGATAAGAAATCTACACTGGTGATTTCAGAGGGAGAGGGAGATGTTATTGCTGCTAGACGGGATCTCTTGAATAGTCTTAAGGGAAGCAAATGGGAAGGTAAGATTGAACCCAACGTTGTAGGGATGAACTGCGGTGTCGGCAATTCACAACAGAGTATCGCCCACAATGAGAAATTTGTCAGATCTTTTAAAGACATATGCTGTGTGTTAGACAATGACTCGGCAACAGAGGTTGAAAAAGCTAAGGGCATCAAGAAAGGTAAGGAAGGTACAGAAGATATTGCAGCTTACCTCCTCTCCCAAGAGTTTTACGTTGTTAATTTTCCAGAAGATATTAAGGATGTTCGGCAATGGGTATCGACCTTTCCAAAAGAGTTTGCAAAAGCGGTATCTTTTAATAAAATAAAATATTCTCCTGAAAAAGTTGTCTCTCTTCAAGAGGTGAGTGTTAAGGATCTAAGGAAGAAGAAAAAAGTAGGATTACCTTTAAAATACTTCCCTAAGTTGACTAAAACTCTGTTTGGATTAACTTCTTCAGAATTAATCACTGTTTTGGGACCATCTGGCTCAGGCAAAAGCACAGTTACCCGTTACATGGAAAAGGATATCATTGACTATCTACGCCATGGCTTACCAGAGGGTTATTATGATCCTGAAACTGTAAATTTTGTCGGTGGAAAAGCTAGACTTGATGATTATGTAGATGGTGAAAAACTAGGGGTTATCAGACTTGAAGAAGATAAAGAGGAAGCTATAAACTCTTGGTATGGGATGGAGCTAGGGTACAACCCTAAGAACTTTGCTAACGATCCAGAATCATTTATCAGTGAAGATGATCACAACAAGATTCATACTCAATGGCAAAAAGAGGATATTGTCCGAGTTCTCGACCACTTTGGATCTATACCTATTGATGAACTCCTTAATAAGTTCAAACAACTGATGGCTTTTGGTTGTCGGTGGTTTGTCCTAGACCATATCAGTATGGTAATATCTGGTCTTCGTACAGGAGATGAACGGAAAGAACTTGATATAGTCATGACTCACCTAGCTGCATTTTGTAAGCAACACAATGTAACTATCTTAATGGTTAGTCATATGAGTCGCATAAACTTTAAACCGCCTACGGATAAGGATACGGGTGAGCAGCTTCCTTTCTTCTACCCAGTTAGAAAGGAGAATCTTCGTGGTTCAGCATCTCTGGAACAATTATCTTGGTCTGTGATAGCAGTAGAACCAGAGGAACTTCCTAATAGAAGCCGTGGTCGAGTGAGGTTGGTTAGTCTTAAGAACAGGCGTGGTAAAAAACTTGGGAACACTGATGTACTATGGATGGAAGAAGATACAGGTAAGTTTGTTGATGCCTCAAAATGGGAGATTGAGGGCGAGTGTTATAAACTAAATGGTGAGGTTGTTCATTGCTTCTCAGAAGCCCCCATGGAAATTATAACTGAGCCAGTAAAAAGTTTGAGCGTAGATGAGACCACCTATCAAGACCCAGAGTTTGTTGAACAGACAGGTTTAGTTATGGACAATATTGTTGACCAAGACGGAGATGAACCATTTTAAAGAGGAAAGTATATTGAAAGGCTTATTTATATTCGACACTGAAGGTGATGGTCTATGTGGAAAATCTATTGCAGATGAAGACCACATCTCTAAGTTCCACACCTTATTGTTTAAGGAGTATGGAAAGAATAATTGGAACCTCTTTCTTGACTTTAAGCATCCAGAGTTTGAGGAAGCTAAGAAGTTTGCAGAAGGTAAAGGAGTTAATTTAAACCTCTATGATTTTAGTGAGTTTAATGATTGGATTGTAAAAGACCCAATTGCTATTGCCTGTCAAAACTTGGAAGGTTTTGATATGTTGGCATTCAATTACCTGCTGGGGACTAAATACGAGAAAATTCCCGTAGAGAAAATCAATGGGAAGGAAATCAGAGTCTATGATACACTTAGTATGTCTCGTGGCCTTTATCCTGACCGACCTCTTCCAAGAGGATGTCCTGCTAAAGTTAAAAACCCTCAAGGAGGAAAAGCAAAAAGTATTGGACCACACTCATTGGAGGCATGGGGTGTCAAGGTTGCAAACAAGAAGGTTGCCATTGAAGATTGGAAAGGACTCCCGTTATGGAAGTATGTTGATCGTGTATGGGAAGACGTAATAATCAACGAACTTCAATGGAAATTCTTAATTAAAGAAATGCAGGATGGAAAGGATAAAGGTGTTGATTGGAGATTGCCTTTGAAGCGTAATCTCCTCTCTGACCACTTAATGCAGGTTCAAGAAGAGCAGGGTGTAGTGTTCCGAGAGGATAAAGCTTGGGAATTAGTTGAGAAAGTCGATAAAATGATGCGGGAGATTGAGGAAGATGTAGAACCTAAACTTCCCCCAAAACGAGTCCCAAAATCAAGAGAACCTAATTTTCCAGCTAATCCTTTTGATAAAGATGGTAATATCTCACACCACGGGCTAAACTTTATTGAGAAGTATTACAATATTGAAGTTGATCGTGATGCACAGAAGTTTGTAGCTCCTCCAAAAACTGCATTTAAGAAAACGGGTGAATTATCTGTTGCAGGAAAGAGATATTGTGTCAATCATGGTGTTGAAGATGAAGATCAAATGGGAGACTTCATTAGATCACAACGTCAAAAGGAGGAATCTACAAGTATTCTATCGGCAGAGGATGAGGTTAAAGCAAGAAAGCTTCTTGAAGAAAAATACATCCCAGAGGAGTTTTTGTTCGAACCAATGAGACTATCAAATCAAGACGATATCAAGCAATGGCTTGTAACTGATGGTAATTGGGTTCCTACGTTGTTCCGTACCAAGGATGTCTCTAGGGACGATAATAAACAAAATAGACCTGACTTTGAGGTGGAGGAATCCTGTTGGGAGTATATATTGGAGAAAAGGGACTCTATTTACCTGCCCTATATCAATCAAGAGATGGGAGTTAAACTAGAAAAGATTACCAATAGAAACCATCCAGACTTCAAGAAGGTTGTCAAGAAGTCTCGTTTCTTGGTAACAAGTCCTAAACTTAAGGATGATAGAGGGGAACTTTGTCCCAATCTTGAAAAGATTGATGGTGAAATGGCATCTAAGATTGTTAAATGGTTGTCTCTTCGTAATAGACGCTCAGTTATTAAAGCTATAGATGAAACTAAAGAAACTGGTTGGCTAAATCATCCTCGACTCAAGAAAGATGGTAAACTTCCAGCACGATATTCTGGACTTACCAACACAAACAGACGAAAACACTCCGTCATAGCCAATATCCCCGGATCAGATGCTCTTTTAGGGCATGAAATGAGGGAATTGTTCACTGTTCCAGAGGGATTTTGGCAAGTAGGTATAGATGGAAGTAACCTAGAGGGCTTCTGTGCTGCTAATGCTGCTTACCCATTTGATGGTGGTGCTTATTATCGTGGATTGAGTGGGGACCCCCATACTGAGAATGCCAAAGCATATTCTAAGGCTGCAGGAAGAACAGTATCACGTTCTGAAGGTAAAGGAATTACCTATGGAGTGCTGTATGGCGCTCAAGCAGCTAAGGTATCGGCTATGTTGGGCATCAGTAAGGACGCTGCTCAAGATGTAATTAATGCATTCTGGGATACTAACTTTGGTCTTAAAGGGTGTAAAGAATGGTTAGAGAAGTTCTGGGAGTCAACAGGGAAACGCTATATTTTAGGTATAGATAAGCGTAAGATTTGGACTCGTTCCAAGCATAGTCTCCTTAATGCTTATCTACAATCTATGGGTGCAATCGGTATGGACTTAGCAGGCATTCTATGGCATGAGAGGGCTTTAGAGGAAGGACTGTTAGATAAAGGTGTAGCTCGTATAATTTACTACCATAAACTCATTGTGGCTTCACATCGTGAGGTGTGTCGAAAAACTCCGTTAATTCAGGGAAACCTTACTGCGTAATGGCAAAGGCAATCCTGAGCATCGCAAGGTGTGCAGAGATCAGAACATAGTTGTTCGTAGGAATCCAAGTGGATTTCGAAAAGCGGGGAATCTGTTTTACAGATTGTGATATGATCCAATTACGCAAGAAATTGTGGAAAGAGAGTAACGTCTCTAAAATTAAAAGGATGAGTACCAGTTACAAGTACCTGATAATCTAGTCCGTCTTAAAGAGTTTCCAACTGGGTTGAATGATAAATCTCTCATAGAGAATATTCTGAAAAGTGTTGATGATGCTGAGAAAGCTAAAGCTAAGGAAAAAGAATATCAATCGGAAGAGGATATCTGTCTTCAATACGGTATTACTCTAGAAAACTTGCATCAGGTCTGCTCTGCTTCTAAATCTGCAAAGGAGTTGAATGGTGGTAAGTTTGTCCTCTCTGGCAATACAAAAGTTCTAGACAATGGCAATATTGCAAGGGCTTATTGTCGGGCAGGTGAGTTAATGGTTAAGTGTATTGAAGATGCTTATAAGATGTTAGAGTTTAAAGTCCCGATTACAGGTGAGTATCTAATGGCAACACCTGAAGAGGGCTGGAGTGGTGCACACTAATTAGGAGGGAATATTGTGAATATAGAGGATTTAAAAATTAGGTTTCCAGAAAAGCCTTTGGCTTGGAATAGTGTAGATATCACGGGCAAAGTTTATGGTAAACTCACCGCCATTTATCGAACTGATAATTTTACACAACCAAATGGAACTACAAAAAGTATGTGGGTTTGTTCTTGTGAGTGTGGTAATTACAAACCAATGATGTATTGTAACTTAAAAGCTAATAATGTATCCTCTTGTGGGAAGTGTACGAATAACGACAAGGTAGTTTTCAAAATAACTAATGTAGAGGGCGTATGTTATGGTAAGAAGGAGGGTATCGGGAACACTAAGCATGGCCTTTCTGGTCACCGACTTTACCAATCATGGGTAGGTATCATAAATAGGTGCTACGATAAGGATTTTAAAGGATATTCTTATTATGGTGGCAAAGGTATCAAAGTCTGTGATAGGTGGTTGAACCTTGACAACTTCATGGAGGATAACCTATCCCGTTATGATGAGGGTTTAACCTTAGATAGGATAGATACTTTTGGAAACTACTGTTTAGAGAATACTAGGTGGATAACCTTGGGTGAGCAATCAATAAATACTGGGCCTAAACATTGGGGAAAGGTGAAGTACAAGGGCGTGTGCTGGTCTGATTCCAAAGGTTCATATAGGGCAAATCTATATTATAACAGTAAACAGACTCATCTCGGCTTCTTCAGTTGTCCCATAGAAGCAGCTCTCAGATATGATGAGGTAGCAGAAAGAGAGAAAGGCGAGTTAGCTTGGTTAAACAGAAACTTCTTCCCAGAAGTTATGGAAGCCTTCCATCTAAAGGAAACCACCAATGACTAACCTAACCAAAGCCACCCTTCTCCGCTACCTACCTCGCGGAGCAACATACACTGTTCTCAATCATAATCTTCTTATCAAAGTAGGTGATTCTTGGGAAGAAGGCTGCTTATATATGAATGTAGATTCTCCATCGAAACTATTCGTTCGTCCATACAAAGCCTTCAACATGGACAAATGGGAAATCCTTGAGCAAGAATAATTTTACCAAAAGTTTAATCTTCTTGTTGACAACATATCTTTCAAGTCATATAATCCTCTTAAATGTTATGTTTAAGAGGATTAATTTTTATGCACATAGTTTATCGTGTTGAGGTAGATATTGGTAATGATCGCAAAGTAGGTCCGTATTTGGCAGAATTTCACACTCATGATGAGGACATTAAAACTATGTGTAGATATTTTCGTTCAAATGCCCCTTGGATGCCTGAACCAGAACACTCTTCTTTCTCCACAGGGATACCTTACTTCGTGATATTTGGTTGTACATCACCATTACAACTCTTTGAATGGTTTGGTTTCGATAAGATGTTTCTTAGAAAAATATTGACTGTTTTTAAAATTAGTGTATATAACGCAGCAGTTATTTACGAATGTGACAAACAGGTCGCATTTGATGAGGATAGTGAGTTTGTCAAAACTTTATCTTTTGATGAATTCTGCGCTTTACTAAAGGATAATTTTTGCTAGGTACTATATTTATGATTACGATAACAACCTTTATGTTGATATCTACGATGATGAAGTGTATTTTGTTCAACAAATGAACCTAGCTTCATCTTACAATAGTATTCGTGCTGCTAAAAAGGACATTACATTTTATGGTATTAGTGATGTTGAAGTAGTTGACCAATCACGGTTGCCTTGTTAAAAGTTAAATAACCATTGACACCAAATTACCTTATGCTAAGATGTACTCAGATTTGATCAGGAGAATAATTATGACTATTGAACTAAACCTATTGAAGCATGGCTTCAAACATTTTAACATTCACGGAACAAAAGAACTTTATGAAAATTGTGATAAATTTTATCAGCTAAAAGTTTGGTCACATGATTGTGACAAGAAATTATACTTTATCAATTGTCATCTTTACGATTACAAAGATTTCCCACAAGCACCTGATTCTTTGAAAGAAGATTTGCAAGCTATGTTTAAAGTGCAATTTTCTTTTGGTGAAAATGAGGTTTTCAATGTGGATTATTCTACACAAAATGTTGAAGATGCTTTACAATTCTTTGAGAAGATGTATACTTCTATGAATTGCACGGCTTATGACGATTAATGAGAATAATATGTACAAAGGTTTATTCATTGATGATGAACGTAATCCATCTGATGTAAAGTGGAGTCTTCTTGGAAGTTCTGCCTCTTATCCAGAAGGTATTGATTGGAAAGTTGTACGTAATGTATCAGATTTCATTGACGAAATGGAAAAAGATATTTATGATTACTACAGCTTCGATCATGACTTGCAAGATTTCTGGATTCAACCAAAAGGAACTCTTATTGCACAAACAGCCTTTGGTGATGTATACTCTGAAAAAGATGAACAAGGTGAGAGAACAGGTTACGATGCCGCTACGTGTCTTAAAGATTATTTAACTCTCGGGTTGATACCTCACCCAATGAAAGGCTACTTTGTGCATAGTAAGAATCCTATCGGTGCAGAAAAGATTCATAATTTGTTGAAAGGCTTAACCTAATGCAAACCGTAGCCCACATAACAGCATCCTTTGCACAAATTGAATACCTTGTGCGAATAATGTCTTTGCCAAAGAGTTGTGGTTTGAAAATTAATAGTATTCTTGGCAAGAAAGATACCTTTGCACTTGTGTGCAAGAGACATCAACCTTTGTGCAAAAGTATATTACTTTCAAGCATGAAGTTTGTTAATTTTGATAAAAGTAAAGTAGAGTTTATTTAAGGAGAAAATATGAAAATTAAATCAAAAGTCGATTATTTTGGCATCAAGAAAGGTGATGTTGTAGAGGTAGTTGAATTTGTTGAAGCACATACTGAGTCACGCAAAGATGGTAACGAT